AAGATTGTAGAAATACCAGTAAAAAACTTTTTTAAAGCACAAGACGGAGCTATAGTTGACCCCAATCAAATGGATATTACTCAAGATCAAGATACTTGGGACTATGACTATATACTAAAAACATTTACTAAAAATGGCAATCCTATTGACCCGTCTGAGGTCCCGTCTAATATAATGGCAGATCTAAAAATAGATATACAAAATCAACACGATCTACAGAAAAGAGAAAAGTCAAGAAATGATGATCAGATAAAAAAAGAACTACAAAAAATAAATCTAAATAAAAACTTTGAGGATTTCTATGGCAAAGAAGGAGACGTTAATTTTTACAAGTCTGTAGAGTTATATAATGAAGATCCAAATAATTTTCAATTCTTGTTAGAAGATGTAGAGTCAGAACAAACAATAAGTTATGATAATATCGAAATACCATTGAGCACTTCTATATCTGAAAATGGAAAAGATTTATTATCCTCTTTAAATCCTAATAACAACACCTATATGTATGAGGTGCCTTTATCTGGAGGAGCTAATGAAGAAATACTATCAGAGTACGGTATAAAATCAGGCTTAACAATAGATGACGAAGATCAAATGTTTCAGTCTTTAGATGATAAAGGTTTAGTTCAATATCAAACGATATTAAATATGGACAATCATATGGCTGATTTGTTGGGTCAAAGAAGTGAGATCATAGGTGGTAAACATTTATATAAAGAGCAGAAGAAAAGAAAATTCTTAAGACCAGAAGCTGTATATGAAGAGGGCATAAAAGAACAAAAAACAGTATTAGGTAACGTAAACTATAACAGCCTGTCTGAGGATCAAATATCTAAATACGAGTCTTTGACTAGTCAAATACAAAACATAAGAAATGCTAAAAATAAACTAACAGCACAGATATTATCATCTTCCAATTTGCATGGTGTTAATGACATAAAAACTTCTTTTGGAGGCTTAAAAACAAGAGAACAAAGAGTAGAATTTTTTAATAGCACTAATGATCAGATAAGCAGTAAAGTAGATAGATCTCAAAGCTATCAAATGAACCTTGCAATATCTGAAATTAAAAATGAAATACAGCAGGATTTAAGTGCAGAGTTTTCTATTGATTCTCAAGCAGCAAAGCTTTTACAAAATTATCAAAACAACAGAGGGGTAAAATTTAAAAACTCTGAGGAGATGCTTCAAGATAAAGTCTTTATGAACATGTATAATGACATGCAAAAAGAGACTATGAACAAAACAAATATGATGGTTGCTGACATTGATTGGCAAAACTCAGAAACTTATAAGAAACAAGTTAAACTAAATAGTGCTTTAAAAAAATCATTTAATGATTTAAAATTATTAGAATCTAAAAAAGAAACTACTGATGAGCAAGAATATATAGAGCAGTCAACTAGGTTAAATGAAAAAATATCAAAGTATAAAGCACTTATAGAGGAAAACAGACAAAAGAGAGGGTATGAACGAGGCACAGAAATGTTTGATCAGTCGGGAGAAAGGATGGAAGATCCTCAAGCTTCAGAGGAAGAGAAGGTTATGCAAATGCAAATAGCTAGTAAGGAAAGTCAATTTATTCAAGCTTTAAATCAGTCTGATGATTACGGTGGTTTTGTTGATCAACTTATGAGAGCCCAAAATGGTTTATACTCTACTGAGCTTATGAACCAAGACATATGGAGAAATGAAAAAATAAATTTGCCTAGTGGTAAAAAAATGACCTTACAAGAAATGTATAGTTTTATACAGGTTCAGTCAGGTGACATATTGGGACCAATTATATCAGAAGTTTCTGGAATTGGAACAGGAACAAGAGCTTTAAGAGAAAAGTTTGATTCTGAAGCTGAAAGAAACACTGGTGTTATTGGAGTTAGGCAGCAGCTAAGAACGATAGATAAAACAATACCATTATTTATAGCTAAAAATTTTGGAGAAGGATCTAAGGAAGACGCTGAGTTTATGATAGACATGCTTAAAAATTTTAAGACTAGGTACTATGATAATCAGACTCAGTTGGTAGCTATATCTAATGTATTAACATTTAATGTTGATCCAGGAAAAGAGTTTGCACAGAAAACAGGAACCGGATTATTTTTAAGACAAGCTGTAGAAAATTTTGGTCACGCTGTACATAAAAGACATGTTCACAGCGAAGATGATATGATCAACTATTACGATGATATAGCTAATGCTTACGGTATACCTCTTACAGAAGATCAGAAAAAAGGTGGTGAAATAACTTTAAATGATATGGTAGCTCAGGGTGTGGGAACTACGCTTCCTATTATGCTTGAGATGATTGTAACTATGCCACTGGCTGGTGCCGGTTTAAGAACTCTTACTAAAGTCCCTGCTATAAAAAATGTTATGATAGCATCTAAAAGTACGGATGTGGGTAAGTTTTGGTGGAACTTTGGAGAGAGTGTAGCTCAAGGTGCTTTAGCTTTTGAAATGACATCAGGGGATCAAGCCACATGGAGAATGGGTGCTGCTGAAGGTGCTACAGAACAAGTGATGAATAGTTTATTCAAAAAAACTCCTGTAACTAGAACGTTATTAACCTTATATAGAAATTTAGGTAAACCAGGAGTTAAAGTTGCTACCCTGCCTACAAGAATCCTTGCGGGTGGTGGTGCTGAGTTATTAGCTGAATATTCAGGTGAATTTGTTGAGAACTTAAACACCCTAGGTTTTAATTGGGAAGAGGCTCTAGCGGAAACTGTTGGTAGATCTAAAGATGAAAGAATAAATAAGTTGATGACCACAGCTATAATATGTGTAGGATTATCTGGTGCTTTTACAATGTTAACAGCTAATAGTATAGAGCAGAATTTTAGGGATATGCTAGATGCTGGAACTCTAGGACCAGAAGACACCAAATTGGTTCAAGACTTTTTGGGAGTCATGGATGGATATAAAAAATCTCCTCAAGGTGAGCAAATGAGGTTGTGGTCAGACGAAGACTGGCAAAATATGGTTGACGAGACACCAGATCATTTAAGTTCTATGAATGAAGGTGTGGATTCAGATATTGTTGTGCAAGATCAACCACAGGGAATGCCTCCTTCTGGAGATAGACAATTAAATTTATTCGAGGATGAATCACTAAGAAGTTCTGCTGGAAACGTAAGCTCTTCAAAGCCTGGCAGCAGATTGTTCAATGATCCTAATCCAGAAACTTCTGATATAACAAAAAGTTATATAAACACTAACTCTCCTCAACTAGGTATACAGGATTCTAATGCTCAAGCAGTAACTGAGATAAATGAAGAAAACTCAAAAAATATAGCTGATGCCTACGATGCTATGGAAAACAATCCTAATGATCCAAAGGTAAAAACAGCTTATACAGCTTTAGCTAATGAGACAATCATGCAGTATCAAACACTGACAAATGCTGGATATACTATAGAGATCTATAAGGGTAAAGGTGAACCATATGCGAATAGTGATGAAATGATAAAGGATGTTAGAGATAATAAACACTTGTATATATTTGGAACAGAAGCTGGATTTGGTCAAGAACAGATAACAGATCAGATGAGAAATGAAAACCCTCTACTGCAACAGACTGAATTTACTGATGTTAATGGAGATAATTTATTGGTTAATGATCTGTTCAGAGCTGTTCACGACTTTTTTGGACACACAGAACTAGGTAATGGTTTTGGTGTAAAGGGAGAAGAAAATGCTTGGCTCAATCACTCTAGAATGTTCAGTCATGAAGCTAGAAAAGCTATGACAACCGAAACCAGGGGTCAAAATTCTTGGGTTAATTTTAATAGGAATCTAAGAAGAGAAGATGGTTCTATACCTAAAAAAGGAGACGTTGACTACGTAAGACCTCAAGATAGACCTTTTGCTGAACAAAAGATAGGATTACTACCTGAAGAATTTGTATTTCAACAACCAACAGCACCAGAGGCTGATACAAAGACTACTAAAGACAAACCATTTAAATATAATAGAACTCTGAAAGTATATCAGGGAACTGTAAATGGTAGACCTTTTTCTATAGCTAAAAGATATGGTAGACAGGAATGGGTAGAAGCTACGTCTGGAGCTATATTAGGAAGAACAAAAAGAGAATCATTAAAGACTCTTAAACTAGCTATGGAGGGTCCTGCGACCATAGATCTAATGGAGTCTAGTGATCAAATAACAGAAGAACTATCTGGTGTAATAGATTTAATAAATGCCTCTACAAATCCTCACGATTCAGACGTTGATCCAAATACAAAATCCCCAGAAGATAATAAAAGTCTTGTTGACAGAACTATTAGAAGTATAGATTCTGAATTAGATCGTATTAATAGAAATAGAGGCAAAAACCTTTATATGGACATAACCCTTGGCTTGGGACCAGCGGCATGGGAAACCTTCTTAAAAGCTCTAAAAGCAGGCTTAAAAGCTGGACAAAGCGTTTCTGTAGCATTTGGTAAGGCTGTAGATTCTATAAAAGGATTAGAGGAAGTTAAGGATGAAAACATACAATCTCTTAAAGAGCGATTTTTATTTAGTAATGATGGTGTTGTTAAGTTTGCTGAAGAGTCTATAGCTAATAAAGTTACCGCACCTAAATTCCTGGAGTCTTTAAAAGAAAAGTATCCTGATCAATATAATGAATTAGAGGCTAAAGAGATATATAAAATAGCTAAGAAAAGAGTTAACCCTAAAGTTGTTAGAGGTGACTATACTAAGTCTGAACTAAAAGCTATAGATAACTTGCAAAGAAAAATAGATCAGCATAACAATGTTGATATGAAAAATGATCGTAGCTTATCAGACCCTATGCAAATATTATTTGATGGGGGATTTGTAGTATTAAAAAATGGTAAACCTGTAATAAAAAAATTATCATACAATTTTACTGGGGCTCCTATATTTCAAGGCTTAAACGAACAACAAAAAATAGAGCTAGCATCTAATTTACTTATACAAGATTTTAATGCTAATAGTTCTAAAATAGATATACAAGAAGCTACAGGATGGTATAGCAAAACAAAAAACTTGATACAACAGAAATTTGGTGGAAATGCGTCAATATTCTTTGAACTGTTGGGTGTTACATCCCCACAAGCACCACCTGAGATTAATTATAGAAAATCTACTGAGGTTTTAAAATCTTATTCTGAAGGAAAATTTGACGAGTCTCTAGAGCTATATGATAAAAAAGTAAAAGCTATAATGAATCAATATGATCAAGGTGTTTTTGGAGCGGGCAAAAAAGCTGTATTCAAAGCCAAAGAGCTCATAAGACAAGCCTCCTCTGATCAAGATGTGATGTCTGCTATCAAAAAGAAAAATGGAAAGTCATTTGGTCTTCCAGTGGTTACTTCAGGTATTGTTAGGGTTTTATATGGTAATTGGCTATCTACTAATCCAGCTAATAAGACAGGTCAATTTTACAGTAACTTATCTTTAAGGGATAGAAGTGCTACTATCGATGTTTGGGCTGCTAGAAATATGAGAAGAATATTATATTCTCAAGGAGGA